TAAGTAGTAAGGTTGATGGGCGAACAACCTTAAAAATCGCCCTTTTTGAGATTTCCTTATATATGGTAAAGGATGACATATAGTTAATCGAGTTCGAATCTCGAATTCTCATTTAAGAAGAGTATTACTACTCTTCTATTTTTTTGTAAAAGATTGGAGGGATTGGTACGACTAAATTAATATCTTTTGATACTTCAACTAAATATACGGGATATGCAATTTATATTGACGGAGAATATCAGACTAGCGGAGTTATTGATTGTTCTTGCGACAAGATAGCAAAAACTAGAATAAATGATATGATTAGCCAAATCTATCAATTGATTGCTAGCGAAAATCCTCAAATAATAATCACAGAAACTACTGTAGTTGTTAGAAATGCTGAAGCTCAAAGAAATTTAACTCTTATTTTAGGAGCGATTATGGGTAAATGTGTTGAAAAGCATATTGCTTATGATTCTTTACGTCCTACAGAATGGAGAAAAATTATTAAAAATGCTGATGAAAAATTACCTCGTAAACGTGAAGAATTAAAACAATGGGGTAAAGAAAAAGTATTTGAATTATATGGAAAAGATATTGAATCTGATGATATATCAGATGCTATTTTAATAGGTCGTGCTTATTGTAATTTAGCAATCAATCTTTGATTAAGTTTGAATATAGCGGATTATCCGCAAAACGGTTATCGCCACCGCAAGGCGAAATTTTATTACAGGAGGTGTCGCTATGCGTACACCAATTAAGTAGGGAATTACTTACCTCAAGGGTGAGTAGTTCCCTTTTTTGGAATGAAAGGATGTGATGGTAATGGCTAAAGTAAGACAAGCTAAAACAGAGGCTGAAATAAAAGCCCTTACTGTTGGAAAGGTCAGAAAAGAATATAATTTGTTAGCTGAAGATTATAACAGAATGCTAGAACAAAGAGTTCTTTTATGTCCTAAATGTAATGAGTATAGAAGTTCTTATTTAGGAACAGGAACAGCAACAGATTTTTATAGAGATTCTAGATGGGCTACGGGTTGGTTTCCTGTTTGTAAGAGTTGTTTGAAATTAATGGCAGAACAACGTTCGAGTCATAGAGAAAAATCTAAGGAATGTAAAGAGTCAGTTCAAAAAGTTCTTAGATTTATGGATAGACCATATATTGATAGTTGGTATGAACAATGTGTTAAGAATGTAAATGATAGAAATGCAGATAATGGAGTTTTTGATGAACATCCTTCTGCTTTTGGCTCTTATATGCGTGGTCTTAACTCACTTCCAAATTTTAAAGACTATGAAACGTGGGAAGATTCTGATTTTGGTACTACTATTTCTATTGACGAAGAAGCGGTCGAGGAAACAAAAATCGTAAAAGCTACAGTAAAAGATGGCAGAAAACGATTTGGTAATTCTTATTCTGATGAAGAAATAATGTTTCTTGAAAATGAATACAAAGATTGGATTGCACGTTATGAATGTAGCACTAAAGCTCAAGAAGAAGTTTTTATTGGATTGTCAATGGTAAAACTTCAGAGACATATGGCAATAAAAAAGGGATTACCTACTAAAGATTTAGATAAAGCATATCAGGATTGGCTTGATGCAGGTAATTTAAAGCCTAAGCAGAATACAATGGATGCTTTTTCTGAAGCACAAACATTAGGAACTCTTATTCAAAAATATGAAGAAGAAAGACCTTTGCCAGAGATAGACCCTAGTTTAAAAGATGTAGATTCAATTGGAAAGTATATAGATACCTTTTTTAAAGGTCATATTTGTAAAGTGCTTGGTATAAAAAACAACTTTGCTACTGCGTATGAAGAAGAAATGAAGAAATATACTGTAAATCCACCTCATGCTGACGAAGATGAAGATAGCGAAGCTATTTTTGCCAAAGTATTTGGAGGTCAGGATGAAAGCGAATAAAGGCAACTCTAAAAGTACCGCCAAAACCATAAAAGCCGTTTATAAAGAGAAATCTGAACGATTAATGGAAGGTGTTGCTTATTGGGGAGCCTTTTATAGAAAAAATCCACAAAGATTTGCCAAAGACTATTTGAAAATAGAACTCAAATTATTTCAAAAGATTTTGATATATATCATGATGTGGTCAACGAATTTTATATATATCGCCGCAAGAGGTCAGGGAAAATCGTGGCTTATGGCTTTATATATGGTTATTCGTTGTATATTATTCCCTGGTACTAAGATAATAGTTGCTTCGGGATATAAAGCTCAATCAATAGAAATTATTCAAAAAATAAAAGATGATTTTATGAAAGAACATGATTGGGGTTCTGCAAATTTACGAGCGGAAATAGAATCTATTTCTGATTCAATAAATAAAGCGGAATGTATTTTTAAAAATGGTAGTTTTATAAGAGTAGTTACCGCAAGTGATTCAGCTAGACATAATAGAGCTAATGTTATTTTTTTGGATGAATATAGAATGGTAGATAAAGGAATTATTGATACTGTAATTAAAAAATTCCTTACTGCTCCTAGACAACCGGGTTATCTAAATAAACCTGAATATAAACATTTAATAGAACGAAATATTCAGATGTATGCAAGTTCAGCTTGGTATGGAAGTCATTGGTCTTTTGAGCGTTTTAAATCATATTTTGCGAATATGCTAGACGATTCAAAACGTTATTTTTGTGTAGATTTACCATATCAGTTATCTATTAAAGAGGGATTGTTATCAAGAGAACAAGTTGAAGATGAAATGTCTGAAGCTGATTTTGACCCTATTTCTTGGGAAATGGAAATGGGTGGATTTTGGGCTGGCTCAAATGGTGACGAGTTCTTTAATTTTGATGATATTAATTCTCGTAGAAAAATAAAAAATGCTTTTTATCCATTAGAGATTTATAAAAATCATCATATTAGCGTTCCTGAATTATCGCTTAAAGAAAAAAGAATTTTATCTGTCGATGTTGCTTTAATGAGTTCTAAAAAGAATAATAATGATGCTTCAGCATTATGGATTAATAGTGCTGTTCCTACAGATAATAATGACCTCACAACTAATTTTGTATATGGTGAATCACATGAAGGACTTACTACTGATGAATTAGGTTTATTAACAATGCGTTTATTTTATCAGTATAAATGTACAGATTTAGTAATAGATACAAATGGTTCAGGTCTTGGTGTTTTTGATTATATTATTAAAAATCAGTACGACCCTGAATACAATGTAACATATAATGCTATGACTTGTATAAACGATACAAGTATGGCTGAACGTTGTAAAGTCAAAGGTGCTAATAAAGTTATTTGGTCTATAAAAGCTGATGCAAGATTTAATTCTAATGCTGCTCAATCACTTAGAGCTGGATTTCAAAATGGAAATATTAATTTGTTAAGAACAGATGTAGATATTGAGGATGAATTAAAGAAAATTCGTGGATATAAACAATTTACTCAAAGAGAACAATCTTTATTAAAATTACCATATATCCAAACTTCATTATTAGTTAATGAATTAATTAATCTTGAACATGAAGTTAATGGAACAAATGTTAAAGTATATGAAACTAGCGGTATGCGAAAGGATAGATACTCTTCTATCATGATGAATTATAAGGTTTGTCGTGACCTTGCGGTTAAACAAAAACCTCAAGAATCTGGAAATAAAATAGTAGATATGCTCCCAATAGTTAAAGCAAAACGTGTGAGGGCGTATTAAGAAAGGAGTGCTAATGGCACAAGAAAGTAAATATAAAACTCGTAAAAAGATTAACGAGTTGACTTCGGGTACTACTTCTAGCACTTCGAAGCAACCTACTGCTGAAGAAATAAGACAATGGTGGGAAGATTATGCAAAAGCTCAAGCGAATTTTGATTCTAATCAAGAAGCTGTAATGAAATTGACAGATGTAACTAAATCTACTAAACAAAGAGGAATTACAAGGATTACTAAAGAAAATCTTAGAACATATTTGGAGAATCCTTCAAATTATGAATCTATGTTGCGTGATGTCTCTAGATATTTAGCTACAAGATGTCAGGTATATTATCGTCTTATTAAATATAATGCTAATATGTTTTGTTTAGATGCAAGAAGTATTATTCCTCCATATAATCCATCTGAAGATAATAATAAGGATGAAATACTTCAAAGCTATTATGAAACTTTAACTCTTCTTAATAAAATGGGTTTACAACTTGAGTTTTTAAAGGTTTATGTTACTTGTTTTACAGAAGATGCGTTTTTTGGAGCTGTATATTTTGATGAAAATTCAGAGACTTATCCATCAATGTTCTTTTTGCCTTTAAATCCTTCGTATTGCAAAATACAAGGTGTATGGGATGATGGAACTTTCGCTTATGCTTTTGATATGTCTTATTTCAATCGAAATCAGGAGTTTTTGGAATTATGGGGAGAACCTTTTAGTTCTATGTGGAATGAATATCAATCAAGTGGAATTAAGTGGGTGACTATGCCACAAGAATATTCTGTTTGTTTAAAATTTAGAGCTGAGGATTGGGAAACATTAATCCCTCCTTTTGCCGGTTTGTTCTCTAGTTTTCTAGGTTTACTAGAAGAGGAAGATGTTCAAGCTATTGCTAGTGAAGAGGAAATATATAAATTATTAGTTCTTACTCTTCCACTTTTAAAAAACAGTAATACACCTGATGATTTTTCAGTAGACCCTGAAACCGCTGTTGCTTATTTTAATAAGTTAAAAGCTTCATTGCCATCATTCGTAGATGCTGTTTTGAGTCCAATTCCAGTTGAGCCTATTGTATTTAATAAAGATGTAGCTACAGACACAAAAAGAGTTCAAGAAGCCACTGAAACAGTCTTAAATACTTCAGGTGGTGCTCAAATTTTAAATAGTGTTGATTTAAAAACAAGTGCAGCATTTGAAGCTGTAGTAAAAGCAGATACTGAATTCGCTATTTCTTCTCTTCTACCTCAAACTGAAGCGTGGATAAATTCTTTTGTTTCTAGATATGTATCTAAGCCATGCAGAATAAAATTGTTTGAAGTTTCCGTATACACAAAAGAAAATTTAAGAAAAGAATTACTTGAAAATGCACAGAATGGATTGCCTACAAAACTTGCAATTAATTCTATGAGTGGATTTTCTGAGCTTGATACACTTGCTCTTAATTTCTTAGAGGAAGAAGCTTTAGAACTGTCTAGTAAACTAAGACCTTTAAGTACATCTTATACTCAAAGTGATAGTCAATCAGGTGGACAGGAAAAAGATGTTACTGAGTTAACTGATGAAGGTGCAGAAACTCGTGACCAAGGCAAAAATGACAAATAAGGTGGTGGATTGAATGGATAATGAATTAAAAACTTTTGTATGTACACAAGATGAAGATACTCGTAAGAAACTTCTTGAAGAAGGACTTGTAGAAGTAAAAAATTCAAATGGAGTATATACGTTTTTAGTAAGTGGAAAACAGAATTTTTCTGTTGATGAAAATAAAATTAAATACATGAATAAACTCTGTATTTAGAAAGGAGTGATATGTCTAAAAGATATAAAAAGATTTTGACAATTGAACAATTATTACAATTTTGTCAAACTCGGAATTTTGTTAGATTTTCTTCTAAAGACAGTGGTTATCAGTTAGCGGTTAGTGTTCCTACTACTTTTGAAGTTGAAGATAATGTTGATGAAACTCACCGTGGTATGATGAGACTTAAATTCAAAATGTTTCATGATGGACTTAATCGAAATGGTTCAAAAGTTCCGCACGATTCAGCAGATAGGGCTATGAAAACAATTCCTGATAGACCTGTTTTAGCCGCTATTCATCAGCTAGATAATGGAGAATGGGATTTTGAATCTCATGAAATGGAATTTGTAGAAAACGAAGACGGAGAAATTGAGATTAATTATATTGAAAAACAAGTTGGCTCTTTTTCTTCAGAACCTGCTTTTTGGGAACATGATGATAAGGTAGATAAAGATTTTGTATGTGCATATGCGTATATTCCTAGAGATTACACAAAAGCTTGTGAGATTATAGAACGCAAAAAAGGCACTAAAAATTCCGTTGAATTAGCTATTGATGAATTATCTTATGATGCAAAAGATAAATGCTTAGTATTAGAGGAATTTTATGTCAGTGGTTCGACTTTGTTAGGAAGAGAGAAAGATGGAACTCCAATTGAGGAAGGAATGCTCGGAAGTCGTGCTGATATTGCAGATTTCAGTAAAGATGTTAATTCTGTATTTTTTAGTTCTGAAGAAAAAATAATTGCAATGTTGGAAACTTTAGATTCTAAAATTTCCGATTTAGCGATAAATAATTCAAAGGAAGGAGGAAAAGAGACAGTGAGTAAGTTTGAAGAGTTGCTTGCTAAATATGGTAAGACAATTGAAGACATTGATTTTGATTATGAAAACTTATCTGATGAAGAATTAGAAGCTAAATTTGCTGAACTTTTTGATGATGAAGTTGACCCAGATACTTCTTCCGAAGACAATTCTGAGGGAACTAATACATCTGAAGATAATTCTGATTCTAATCCTAAATTAGGAACTGATAGTTCGAATGATGATGAATCAAGTTCTGATGATGTTGTAACCACAAATCAACAAGAAGATGATGATACTTCTAGTGATGGTAGCAAGAAGAAAACAGATGATTTTGCTCTCTCACTTCAGGAAAAAGTTAACGCTTTATATGAATTGGTATGTTCTACTTATGAAGAAGCTGATAATGAATGGTATGGAGTAACTTGTTATGAGAATCCAAACTATGTTGTCATGCACGGTTATTTTAATGGTAGACATTACAGACAGGATTATAAAGTTGAAAATGAAGAGTATTCTTTAGTTGGAGACAGAGTTCAGGTTTATGAGCAATTTTTGACTCAAGAAGAAGTTGATGCTCTTGCAGAAATGAAGTCTAATTATGAAGCTCTTAAAGAATTTAAACAAAATTCAGAAAAGGCTGAGTTTGAGACTAAGAAAAACGAACTTCTTGAAGATGAAAGATTTGAAATTATCAGAGATTCCGAGGAATATAAAGCTCTTGTAAATGAAGCAAATAATTATTCTTTGGACGAGTTGGAGACAAAACTTAAACTTATTGTTGCTGATTTTGCTTTGGGAAATGGCAATTTCTCAAAATTTGACAAGCAAAAGTCAGGAAGAATGTTTGCAATTCCAGCTAAGTCTGAAAGTGTAGTTACAAGTAAATATGGTGGAATTTTCTCTGATAAGTAACATAGTCTTTTTCAGACAGAATTGAATAATTAGTCCTATACGGACAGTAAAAAAGTAGTTAATGAGTCGATTTATCGACTCTTTTTTATTGTAAAAAAATAAGGAGGAAAACGTAATGGCAATTGATATTACAAAGGGTACACATAATGTTGCATTCCCTTCAAAAGTGCTTGCTGGTATGGGTGGCGCTCATCAATTTAATATCACTTTAACAGCAAACCATGATAACGGCGAACTTGTTGTTCGTGGTGCTTGGAATTCTTTTGATAATTATCTTGAAGGAACACTTGGTGCTACAAATGACTTTGCAGGAGTTATTCAAGCAGTAAATCCTGATGATTCTACACAGTTTTATGTAGAAGTAACAGCAGATACTACTCTTCTGTTTGTTTATAATTCACCAGTTAGTCCTTATGGAGAAAGAGATTTTCAAGATGAATCTCTTTTCTACAATAAGACAGGTGATGTAGTTAGAGCGTACACACTTTCTAAGGGTGATATTATTTCGCTCTCAACAAACGCTTTCAATGGAACACCAGTTGTAGGTAAAACTCTCACTTATGCAAGTGGTAAGTATGTTGTTGCACCTTAATTCTAGGAAAGGAGAAAAGAAATGGGAAAGAATTTTTCACAACACGTTTTGAATGTGTTTGCTAATCATAAAACAACTTATGAGCAGATTTCTCAGCTCATGAAGGATGTAGCTCTTGGTCGTGAGATTTATGACGAAGCAACAGGTCGTGTAATTTCAAAGAACGAAGCAAATGAAAAGATTTACGCATTTTCTATGGAAGTTCTTGGCATTACTAAGGGTATGTCAAAGAAAGAAATGCGTAGAGCACTTAGAGACCACGGTAGAGAGTGGTTCGATATTATCGAAGACACAATTGATGAATATATCAGTGTTGGTTTTGATGGAAGCGAATGGTTTAATGACCTTGTAGAATCAAAGAATATCGCTTATGGTGATAGACAAGACTTTATCGCAGATAAAGATACTATTCTTGCTATTACTAAGATGGGCGAGTCTCACCATGACCACATTTTGCAGAGAGTTGGTAAGAATGCTCCTATCACTATTCCTACTGCAAGATATGGCGTAAAGATTGGTGAAGATATCAATAAGTATGTCATCGGTCAGACACAGTGGACAGAAATGGTTGAAGCTATTGCTAAAGCATTTATTAAGCTTATTCAGCAACTCGTTTATGCAGAGGTTACAAATCTTAGTTCTAAACTTCCTGCTGCTGTTGTTGGTTCTGGCGCTCTTTCATCTACATCAAAGCAAGCATTTGATGACATTATCGAAGCAGTTTCAGCTGCAAATGATGGTGCTGATGTAGTTGTTATGGGTACAAAGACTGCTCTCAAGAAGATTACATCTCTTGCTGATGTACAGTGGGCCGCAAAGGAACAAAGAGATTCTGTAGCTCAAACAGGTACAATTGGTATTTATGAAGGTACTCGTCTTGTAGAAATTCCTCAGAGATTTAGTGATAAATCTCTTGCTTCTACTGCAAAGCTTATGTCTGATAAGAAACTTGTTTTTCTTGCAGTAGGTTCTGGTGATAAGCCTATCAAGTTTATTGATGAAGGTGATACAGAAATCACAGAAGTTACAGATAAGGGTGAATCAAATGGACGTTGGGATGACCTTATGAGCTATGAAGTTCAGAGACGTTTAGGCGTTGGTACTGTACTTGGTAGAATTATGGGTGAATGGACATTACCTTAATATTTAATGTAAATAAGGGGAGCAAATAATTAGACTCCCCTTTAAGGATGGAAAGGATTATAAAATGGCAAAGTATAATGCAAAAGAGACTATTGAAAAAAATACAGATTCTGTAGATGAAACAAAAGTTGAGAAGAATGATTCTCCAAAGAAGGAAGAAAAGAAATCTACTCCAAAGCCTGCAAAGAAAAAGACATTTGACCCATCAGAAGGTATTAAGTGTCGTTCAGTTGTTACTGGACAGTTATTTTTGGAAGGTTTTAAAACAAAAATGCCTTATCAATGGACTAATTATGGAGATGTAGTTGAGGTTGAATATAGAGATTTACAAGCTCTTGTTTTGCAAAAGAGCGGCTATGTATTTAATCCATTTTTTATCATTGATGATGAAGATTTTGTTGAGGAATTCCCTTTCTTAAAGAAATTCTATGAGCAGAATTATACTGTAAAAGAGCTTAATGATATTCTACAGCATCCTGTAGAGCAAATGATTTCTGAAATAAATGCCTTACCTAAGAGTGCGGTCGATACTCTTATGAAGATTGCTTCAAATCAGGTTGCTCTAGGACAGATTGATTCTGTAAAAAAGATTAAAGCTCTTGACGAAATTTTTGATACAGACTTAAATCTGATTTCTGAAATAACACGTTAGTAAAGGAGGTGCTTTATGGCTCTTCCTTATGAAAAAATATTTTCAAGGGTTAGAAATAAAATAAATGACCCTAAAGAATTGTCTCTTGATGAAGAAGATTTGCTTGAAATTTATATTGAAAGATTGCATTCGGTGGTAGGTAACGTGCGCATTAGAAAGCTCTTTTCTACTCTTACACTAGATGATTCTAGTGAAGAAATTACATGGATTCTTAACAACACTATTACTGGTGCTAGTGATGATGTCGAGGAAGAATATGTAATTGAATTATTTGCTCTTGCTATGACAATTGAATGGATGAAGCCAAAAGTTGATGACATTACTTATATTGGAATGGCAATAGGCGGTAAGGAAGAAAAAGTTCTAAATAATGCAAATAAGCTTAATGCAGAACGTTTAAATTCTCTTGAAACTCAATTAGCTAAGATGTGTAGAAATCATGGTTATTTATACAATGATTATTTACAGGAGTAATTAAGTTTATGAAACATCTTTATGGCGAATTTTCAAGTGAACAAATTCAATTAAATTCTAGACTCATGCACAATGAAGTGCATAAACTTCTTCTTTATAAAGACAAAAATGTTGAACAAGAGATATTTGCAAGTGATAAAGATTTTATAATCTATTTCACTAATCTCTTGTATAGATTTGGTGGCTTAAATGAGTTACTTGGCTGTCCTGTGCAGATGGTAGCTTTACTTGCTACTCTCCAATCTGCTTTTGATATGGCGCAAAGTGATGATTTTAATTATTGCGAGTATAGACGACTTATTCTTGATTCTCATAATTATATCAAGAATATGTTTGAAGAAATGGAGGGAGAAAATTGCCTTCACTAGACTTAGCCCGCAGAGTAAACCAAATTAAATGGAATGGTGCTCGTACAGTCGGGCAACAATTAAAAGAGCAGTCTGATTATGCCATGGAAGAAACATGGTACAATGACCCTCAAAGTCGTGTCTGTTATATCTATGATTATAAGCATGATGATACACCTTTAATGAATAAAGGAATGACTTATGATAACACAACAAAACATAGAATTGATGCTAAATTTATAATTACAAAATACTCTTCTATTTCTAGCGACCAAGTGGAATATCATTTGATGTTTCGTCCTAGTCAAGCATATGATTTTATAGAAGGTGATGAATTATATTATTACGAAACTGATTATGCAAATAAATATAGAAATGAATTTGCTATAGGTTTGTATTGTGATATTCCTGACGATAAAGGTATTTATCGTAGATGGTTAATTGTTGCAAAAGAAATAGCAAATCAGTTTGTAAAGTTTTCAATTCTCCCATGCGACTATAAATTGTGTTGGATTGAGAATCGTGATAATAAAAGAATAAAAAGACAGATGTGGGGTTGCTTAAGAGACCAAAAAAGTTATACTTCCGGTGTTTGGGAAGCTGATGTAACTTTAGGTTTAGATAATGTTAATCAAATATGGCTACCAATTAATGATTTAACAGAACGTATTCATTATCTTTCTGAAGATAACGAAGAAAATCAGAGATTAATAATATCAACTTTAAAACCAAATCCTTCTGTATGGTTTGTTTCTAAGATTCAAGATTTAAACCCTCGTGGTATTTTAAAATTGACTTATAAACAAACTGTATTTGATGACCATACAGATTATGTCGATTGGGATACAGGTGATATGTATGCTGATTATTATGTTAATGATATTAAGCCAATTGATGACGAAACGATTACAACAACTATTGCAAATATTACTGCTCTAAATAATCATTTAAAACTTGGCGGTTCTTACAAACTGCTTACAGTTACATTCTTAGATGCAGATGGTAATGATATTACTTCTAACTACATAGAACAAATATCTCAAGAAAATTGGAAATGTTTTATTGGAGATGAAGAATATACTGAAAGTGAGTTAATCACTTGGCTTTCTCAATCTGAGAATAATAAAATTAAAATCAAGATTGGTAAAGATTTATCTTTGCTATCTAAGATTTTAAAAGTGAAATGTATTGTAGATGATATTGTTGGCGAAATTGAGCTTGAATTGAAGAATTAAGGGGGATTAAACATGGAACGAGAAGAAATGATTAAAACCCTTGGTTTTTCAACAAAAGAGCAAATGATTTCACAGTTGCAAGGATATTTAAGCAATCCCGATGATGATACTATTCGTCTGAAGGAGAAAATCAAAAGTATGATGTTAGGTTGCCCTAAATTATTATGGGCTTTAAATAACGAAGAATATGAAGTGGAACTTTTCAATGAAGATGGAAGTTTAAATGATACTGGCGAATGGGATGTTTATTTTGGTGATACATCTTTAATTCGTCCTTTTTTATTTATTCCTGAAACTCAAGATGTAGTTGCTAATTATATTTGTTATCAAACATCTACTGATGAAAATATGCGATACAACTCAGAAATGAAATATTTTGTTATCACATTTACAATTATTGTTCATGAAAAAGATTCAATCGACAAAGTAACGGGAATTGCTCGTCATGATTTGATTGGCGGTATAATTCGTGAATTGATGGCTTGGTCTAGTTCTACTATGTCTAGTGCTATTCCAATTTATGAAGGAGAATCTGTTACTGATAATAATTACATAACTAAAGTCTTAAAGTTTCAAGCAACAATGCCTAATAATCTTGTTATTACGGATAGCGCTGGAACAGCTTTTGTTAATAAGACTAAGAGGTGATTATTATGGCTGAAGGATTGAATGGAAGAAATATTCCTTCGATTGATGTTGAAGGATTATATCAACAAAATATAGATTATTATAAATCTATTTCAGATAAAGTTCCTGATATAGATGTTTTAAGACTATATTTTGGGGAGGATTATAGAGTTGCTGATGGTATTATAATACGTCAACCTACAATTCAAGATGTTATTGATATGGGTGAAAAAAGTTTTTATGCTACAATTGCTCCTTTTACTACAAATACAACAGCTTTTAGAGTTCAATTATGGGATTTAGGTATTGATTGGAATGATGTTAGTGATTTTGAATTATTTTCTTTATTACTAAAGACAATAACTCCTGAGCAGACAAGGATATTATTCAAAGATTTTGATTTTAGTTCATTTGATTTGGTAGCTAAAATGAATGAGAATAATGAGCCTGTACCAATACTATATTCTGAGAAACTTGGAATGGAAATTGATGAAGATATTTATCTTAAAATCAGAAAATATTTATGTTTCATGTTTGGAGTAACTTTAGAAAATGAATTTGTAAAAAGTAAATCGTTAAAAAAAGAAATTATAGCAAAAGCACGAGCTGATGAAGCTAAAAAATTGGCTGAGTCTAAAGGTTCTTCTTTAGTTCAAATGATTTCATTTGCTCTTAACCACCCAGGGTTTAAATACAAAAAAGACGAATTAAGAAATGTAGGTTACGTAGAATTTTACGATTCTATAAAAAGACTTCAAGTTTATGAAGCCACAAGAGCACTTACGCAAGGAAGTTATTCGGGATTTTGTGATGTATCTAAGGTTCCTAAAGAAAATTTTGATTTTTTGCGGAGTGTAAATTAAAGAGTTATAGGTCGAGGATAGCCCTCGGCTTTTTTTATTAGAAAAATAAGGAGGAAAAGATTATGTCATTCAAGTTAGGTGATATTATCGTTAAAGATATTTTGTATGGTCTTGCATCAAATATCTCAACAGGCGACCCACTTTATGTTTTGACACAGCTTTCTGAAGCACAGATTTCTGTAACAGCAGAATCTACAGATGTCACAGATAAAGATGGTAATATCGTTCTTCGTAACTTCCGTTCTAAGCAGGGTGAGTTTACAGCTACAAATGCTTTCTTGAATGGTAATGTTATTGCCGCTTCAGGTGCAACAACAGATATTGCAACACAGGGCAACGCTCTTATTGCACCAAAGATTATCAAGGTCAAGGCTTCTGATGGTTCAGCCGTTCTTTCTAACGTAGTATCCGGTTCAATTACTGTAAGTCAGTATTTTGGAGATGGAAACCTTGGAAAGAATTATACACTCGGTTTAACAGCTTCAGACACAGAGTTTGCTATTACAACAGGTAGTACAACAATTTATACATTTAATGATGTATCTGCTACATATGTTGTTGCAACAGACCAGAGTGCATTCCCTTCAGCAGGCGATGCAACAAAGACTTATATTGATGTTACAAATGCAAAAGCTTATGTATGGGATTCTACAAATACAGAGTATACAGAAGTTACTTCAGCAGTAATTAGTGTTGTTACAGAACTTCCTTCTGTTGGTAACGAAACAACAACATACGTTAATACAACAGATAATAAGGTTTACACATGTACAGTAACAACAACTCCTGATGGAACAACAACTGTTACTCTTCCAACAGACCCAGAAGCAGATTATTTTATGATTAAGTATCAGAGAACATTTATCTCAGGTGCTATTATCACAAATTCTGCAAAGCAATTCCCTTCATCTGTAAATATGTTGCTCAAGGTTCTTTACTATGACCCATGTTCAAAGGATGAAATCAAGGCAGCTTATGTTGAAATGCCATCATTCAAGATTTCTCCTGAGCAGACTATTTCATTCAATCCTGAGTCTCCTACAATGGATATCAATGCTACTCTTGAGATTGATTATTGCTCAGATGATAAGGAACTTTTCAGAATCTATTTTGTTGATGAAATTGATGCTGATTAATTTAATGATAAATGAGGGGGCTTTTGCTCCCTCATAATTTTTGGAGGAAAATATGGCACAGGCAAATAGAATTTGTAAAACTTGTGGTAAAGAATATTTCTTCTGTTCTCATTGTGAAAAATCATTAAATTCACCTCAATGGATGCTCATGTGGCATGATGAAAATTGCAAAGCTGTATATGAAATTGCAAGTGATTATGCTCAAGGTAGAATTTCAAAAAAAGATGCTAAAGTAAAATTAGCGAAATGTGATTTGAAAGTTCTTTATACATTTAACGAAAACATTCGTAATATTCTTGAGGATATTATGACAGAAGAAAAGGTACTTGAACCTCAAGTACAGAAAGCTGATACATCCAAAAAAGGACGTAATCAGGGAAGAAGGAAAAGATAATATGAGTGTTTGATAACCATACACTCATAAAAGATTGTATGGTTATTTTTTACGTTGGGATTGAAAGGATTAACATGAAAATAGATAACGAATATTCTACTTCAAATTTATATGAAATGAAAGAATTAAAACGTTGTGGTATTAGATATACGTTTGTAAAGATAGTTGAAGGGAATACTGTTTGGAAGTATAAGAAATCACCACGATTATTTGAAGTTTTAAAAAATTTTTATATAAATAATGAATTTGTGGGGGAAGACTATGTATCTAGATAATGCCGCAACTACTCCTTTATTACCTGAAGTAAAACAGACAATTGTAGATTGGCTAGATTCATATGGTAATCCTTCTTCTGTTCACGCTGAAGGGATAACCGTTAAAAAAAAGCTTGAGGAATGTAGAGCTAATGTTGCAGAATTTTTGAATGGAAATAAAGAAAATGTTATTTTCACAAGTTCTGGTTCTGCAAGTAATAATCTAGTCATTCATGGATTGAATGATAACTATCTGTATTTATATACTCCAACTTGTCATAAATCTATGCGATTAGCTTGCGAAAATAAGCCATTTCATTGCGCAGTCCAAATGACAAAAAAGGGATATATAGATTTAGATTGGGTAAAACAAAGGATAAATAAAATACATAAACAAAAAATAGTTTTTTGCTATGAAATGACAAATTCTGAAATAGGAGTATGTCAAAGTAATGAAAGAATAATTGAGTTGATTAAGAATAAAAATGGAATTGTTGTTGCAGATGCGACAGCTTATATTCCACATTTTAAATTATATTCAAATCAATTAGGTGCTGATTTTTATACTTTTTCTGCTCATAAAATTGGAGCTTTAAAAGGTGTAGGAGTTGTTTACTATAATTCGATGGAAGAATTAAAACCTTTAATTTTTGGCTCTCAAGAAAAAGGATTATTTGGCGGAACAGAAAATGTTTTAGGTATCATTTCTTTAGGAACTGCGGTCAGATATTGGTATAAACACGTAAGTAAAAATGAAATTATATCACATTATTTATCTGATGAAGTATTAAGAAATATTCCTGATAGCTATGAAATTGCTGATGTTATGGAACATAAAGTCTCTAATATAATGATGTTTTGTTTTAGAGGTGTTCGTGGAGATGAACTTCTTGAATTATTAAACGAAGATGGATTTTATGTTTCGACAGGTTCTGCTTGTAATGTAGGCAATTTAGAATTGTCTCCTACTCTTCTATCAATTAGAGTTCCTGAATCTGATATTCCATGTTGTATTAGAGTTAGTATAACTGGAAATGAATCGTATTCAGAGATAAAGAAATTTATTAATAGTTTAAAAATTAATGTTGAGAAACTGAGAATGTTCAGTTAAATGGAGGTGCAAAATGAGTATTTTTGCTTTTACTTTTTTATTAATTGCCTTTTCTTCTATTACATCATTGATTGTTGAAGCTATTAAAAAATTAATGGATGAAAAGGAAAATTTAACATATAACTTAATCGTACTTATTGTAGCTATGATTGTAGGTTTTGTAGGAACACTTATATATTTCTATTTAACAGGAGTTTCATTTGCTATAATTCATTTTCTTTTTGCTTTAGCTATGGGATTCTTTAGTGCATTAGGAGCTATGGTTGGTTACGATAGAGTTAAACAAGCTATTGAACAATTTGGTAAACAGTGAGGTTTAAAATGGCTATTACATTAAATGATTTTTTAAATCCGCTAAAAACAATTAATACACAGATTATTATTAAAAATTTACAATTAGAAAATATCTGTAAAATTTATGCAGATTCTATTGATTCTATAGATTCTAAATTATCTGCTAGAACAGTAAATTCTTGGGATATTATTCGTAATAATCTTATTTATGTGTATTTGAACGATGAAGAAACTCCTTCAGGTGATATTCCTGTTACGGGTGTAGGATTAAGTAATACTACACTAGAATTGGAAATTGGAAACAGTGCTACTTTGATAGCTACAGTAATGCCTTTGGATGCTACTAATCAGAATATTTCATGGCTTTCGTCTGATGAATCTATTGTAACAGTTGATAATGGTGTTGTTACAGCAGTTTCTCAAGGTAATGCGACAGTTGTTGTCACAACCGAAGATGGTAGTTATTCTGCGACTTGTGAAATTACAGTATCTGAAGCCATTATTCATGTTGAAAGTGTTTCGATTGTTGAAGATTCTATATCTTTAGAAGTTGGACAAGAGCCATTAGCTTTAACAGTTGAAATTAATCCTTCTGATGCTACAGATAGTTCTGTAATATGGACAAGCGGTGATGAAACTATAGCAACAGTTGAAAATGGTATCGTAACTCCAATAGCTGAAGGAACAACAATTATTATTGTTACAACAGTGGATGGTGGATATACAGACAGTTGTGAAGTATCAGTATCTATTCCAGTAATTGAAGTAAATTCAGTAGAGATTAATCCATCAGAAGTAAATATAGTTTTGGGAAATACAGATTTTCCAAATCTCGAAGCTACTGTTTCTCCTAGTGATGCGACATATAGTGAAATCGTATGGACTTCAAGTGATGAAACTGTAGTTACAGTAGATAATGGTGTTTTAACTCCTATTGCTGAAGGTACTGCAAATATTATTGCAACAGTTAATGGAATAGAATCTCAGCCTTGTGTTGTTACAATTACAACTGAATAAAGATTGGAGGTTTTATGGTTCCAATTAAAGAAAAGATTGCTAAAAGAGCCAATTATGGTTCTAAACGTAATTTTGACAAAATTAAATATATTGTACTCCATTATACAGGGAATGATGGAGATTCAGATGAGTCGAATGCTAATTATTTTGCTAACAAGATATTGAAAGCTTCGGCTCATTATTTTGTAGATGATGATAGCATTACAAGAGCTGTTCCTGAAGATTATTCTGCTTATGCTGTAGGTGGTAAAAAGTATAATAATTCTGGCGGTAGATTATATGGCACTGTTAATAATTCTAATAGTATAAGCATAGAATTATGCGATACTGTCAAAAATGGTGTAGTTTATCCTTCTCAAAAGACAATTAATAATGCGTTAGAATTAACAAAAAAGTTAATGGAAAAATATAATATTCCTGCTCATAGAGTTATTCGTCATTATGATGTAAATGGTAAACCTTGTCCTTTATATTGGGTTAATGATAATAATTGGAAAGCTGATTTTTGGGCTAAATTAGGCAATTATGTTCCAACAAGCGGACAAGATGTTAATCCATATAAAGAACCATATGCTCAGATTACTTCTAAAGCTAATGCTCAAGCTAAAGGTTTATTATCGTTTGAAAGTTCAGGAGAAGGTGTTAAGTGGCTTCAGTGGGAACTTGAGCAGGTCGCTCCTGCTTATAAACAATTCCTTGAAATGAATGGCGGTATAGACGGAAAATGCGGAAATGCTACGGT